GTACTGTCTGGCTACTTTATCAGTGCGATTGCATGTCCGACGCACTCCGGGCCGCTCGAAATGAGCCAGCCAGAGGCTTAGCCAACTCACGTTATAATAACGCGTGTCGTCGGTGAAAAGGGTTCTGTATGGAAGATATGGAGGGTTCCGTTGAAGTAAAACTACATACAGAAATTGTTCAAGCACAAAGAAATAAATCTAAACTTATAGTTTCCATGGAAACATCAAAAGTCGGTGCAGTTGCACGGCAATCATTACTAAATGGTGTGTTGAGTCACCCGGTGGTCGCTCCTGTTGGAGCCAGGTCTTTCAGGAGATACAAAGCGACGTTCTCGTCCGATGTTACGATGGGTGGGGCACCTGATGGATGGAGTAGGAATATTGGTTATGAAATAGGGTCTAAGGATCTTCAGGCGCGCACGCTTTTCCACGCTAATGATGCTGCCGTCTCGTTAGATGGATCTCATGATATGAGTAATTTGATGGCGGGAGAGTTAGCTGGTCTGGCCAAAAAATATTCGAATTTTAGCGGTGAATGGAAACACGCTGACTTTTCGGCGATAGTTTATAAATTGGCAATCGGGGCAGCGGCGTGTTCTTGGTTTGACGACGTTAGCACGGAGGATATGCGTGGAGGTCTACCCGTCTCGGTTACAGTATTGGGTAACACTTTCACTCCGGTATCAGCAAGTGAAAACCAGGTCTTCATACCTAGGATGGTGGATAGTGTGTTGGCGCCGGATGTACTTGCTGTTCTGATCGCCGCCGTTAACGGTTCTGGTGGGACGGTCGTTACTGACTTACTCGAGGTCGATATGCGCACCAACAGTGTTATTGTACCGACCGTAAGAGGCGCGAGGTTGGGTGCAGCATGTGTATCTGCTCTACACTTATTGGGAGCAAATTATGACGCAGCGTCGGCTGGTGCAATATACGCACTCGCGCTGACAAAGGGTATACATCACGTAGTATCAGTGGTGGGGCACGGTGACGAGTGTGGTTTTGTGAGATCGGTATTCAGGCGCTGTGACTTCAACGTCCCTTATGGCGGAATCCATTCTACCACGCAAGGCTATCTGGGGGTACCTGGTATAGCACGTCCAAGTAAAGTAGCTATGTGTGGTTGGGTCGATTCGATAGCCTTGGTTACAGCAGCGCTGGTTGCCGAGTCTGACCCAGGCG